GGGGTACATGATGAGTGAAGCAGCAGTAATTCCGGCACCAGAAGAGCAAAAATCGCTATATAATGAGGATGATCTGCGGGCATCGGTGATGGCGCTTCATGCCGAGGGCATGACGTTTGCCGCGATGGCCAAGGAAGCCGGCATTGCGCCTGGCAGTTTCACCAACTGGAAAGGCGGAACCTATGACGCCCCCACCCACCGCATCGCCGGGCAGGTCAGCCAGTGGCTGGCATCACGCGCCGAACGGGCAGCGACGGTGGCCACGATCGCGGCGGCGCCGAAGTATATCGAGACGACGACTGCGCGGCAGGTCACTTCGCTGCTGACCTTTGCGCAAAGTGCACCCGATGTCGTGGTGATCTCCTGCGGCCCTGGCGTCGGCAAGACAACGGCGTCGGAGGAATATCAGCGCACGCATCCCAATGTTTACCTGATCACGGGCTGCCCATCGCTCAGCAGCGCACACAACATGCTGGCCGAATTAGCGATGGTACTGGGCGTCGAGGAAAAGCTCACGTCCAAGCTCAGCCGCGCGATCGGCATGAAGCTGAAGGGGCGGCAGGCCCTGATCATCGTCGATGAGGCGCAGCATCTGACAACGAATGCGCTGGAAGAGCTGCGCCGGTTTTACGATCTGTGGAATTGCGGGCTGGCGCTGGTCGGGCCTCCTTCAGTCTTCACCCGGATCGAGGGCAAGGGGCGCGACGGCAATCTGGCTCAGCTGTTCAGCCGGGTTGGCATGCGCATGAAGCAGGCGCGGCCACGGCCCGAGGATGTGACGTTGCTGGCTTCAGCCTGGGGCATCATCGATCCCAAGGTAATGCGCCTGGTCCAGAAGATCGCGATGCGTCCAGGCGCGCTGCGGGTGCTGACCAAGACGCTGAAGCTCGCCTCGATCGTAGCCGCCGGTGACGGCAGCGATGCGCTGAGCGAGGCGTCGATCACCAAGGCCTTCAATCAGCTGGGCGATGCCCTGGTCGCGTAAGGAGAAGTATCGTGGTTGGTACCCCAAGAGAACAACAAGTCATGGATGCCTGGAAGGCTGGGCTTTCGATCGGCCAGATCGCGGCCCAGCTGGACCTGAGCTACAGCTATGTGAAGAACCGGGTTTGCGATGCGACCAGCAATGGTCCGAACCGGCAGTACATCGCGGCGATGAAGCGCAGCAGCGACATGCTGCGCGACCGCGTGCTGGCCGCGAGGGTGGCATTGTGAGAGCGCCAGAACCTGAGGAACGCCATTTCATTTTTGGCTCGCTGGCCCTGCTGAGCTTGATCGTATTCATCGTCGGCTTCTGGAGCGTGCTCTTTGCGTCCGTGGCGCGGCTGTGAAGCCGCTGTCGCGCAACGCCAGGAGCTTCATCCAGGGCGGGCTGGCCGGCGCCGCCTACGCCATTTTCATCGGTGGCTGCTGGGTTTTCGTCTTCTGGTGGAAGGGCCTGCTATGAAGCCACTATCCCCCGTGATGCGCGATCGCGCCGTCGATGCGCTGGCTTACGTGCAGCAGCAAACGTCGATGCCGTACTTTCCCGACACAGTCATCAATGGGCTGATCACACAACACGGCGCGACCCGTCGATACGCGAGCGGCACCTATGTTCTGCGCTGTGCGGGCATCGCGGTCAGCAGCACCGCCAACATGGATGGTCAGCTGCTGCAAGGCTGGCGGAGCGCCGCCGACCTTCGTCTTTCCGAACTGAAACTGGAGAATTTTGATGACTAAGACCAATATCCATCCCGGTGCTGTCGAGATCAGCGGCACCCATTATCTGCGCAATGCGCGCGGCGATCTGACGCCGGTTGCCAACGTCAAGGCCATGGACCTGCTGCAGGATGACATGGTGCGCAGCGCGATCGGCTATGCCGAGGATCTGTCGGCGGAGCTGGCGCGTTTCCAGTCGCATTCCTATGCCGACATCGCCGCCTTCGATGCGCTGCTCGACCAGGAATATGGGGTCAAGGCCAAGACTTCGACCAAGGGCAATCGCAGCTTCACCAGCTTCGACGGGTCGCTCCAGGTCAAGGTCTGCGTGGCCGACCAGATCGTGTTCGGGCCCGAGCTGCAGGCGGCAAAGAAGCTGCTGGATGAGCTGATCATCGAACGGGCCGAGGGCGCCGATCCACTGCTGGTGGCGCTGGTCACCCAGGCGTTCAAGACGGACAAGGAAGGCAAGGTCGATACCGGTTCGATCCTGGCACTGCGCCGGCTGGAAGTGAATGATGATCGGTGGGGCGACATCACCCGCGCGATCGACGACAGCGTCAAGGTGTTCGGGTCGAAGTCGTATCTGCGGTTTTACCGCAAGGGCGGCGATGGGCGGATGGAGATGATCCCGCTCGACCTGGCCGGCGTGTCGCCGAGCCCTGCGGCGTTTGCGCGGCAGAGTTTGCGGCGGCAGGTGGCGGAACTGCAGGCCGATCTGGTCGATATTGCTGCAGATCTTGGCGCATTCGAAATTAGCGGGCCAGATATTGATGGCCAATACTGGCTTGTCGTCCGCTGTACAGATGCGGAAACTGCCATCGTTATCAGATTGACGGGCGAAACTCGTCTGCGTCCAGCAGAAGCACACCTGATGCAGGGCTACCTTCAAACTGCGCTGACCCTCGCAAAAGGTGAACGCCCATGACGCTGGAAGCGCGCATCGTCATGATCGTGGGTGCCGACTGCCTGACACCGGTCGAGCGCGCCGCGATGATCCTGGCACAGCCTGAACTCAAGATCAGACAAATCCGCGTCGCCGTCATGACGGCCGTTGATGCGAAGCGGGCGCGGGAGGGTGGACATGGCCAAGTGTAGCATGCAGATCATGAGCGTGTTTGATCGCTGGCTCGCCGGACAGGCGCGCAAATTGGCGGTGGGCACTCCGGGTTTTGCCATCATCAGCGTAAACGATTTTCCCGTGGGTGCGCCGATCCATGAGGACGGATCGAGCACCTATGACCCCCGCAAGCCGCTCGCCTATTTTGCTGTCGAGCTTAGCAGCAAGGCGGCGATCGACGCGTGGAACGGCGTATCTGCGGAGTTTGACGGCGTGGTGGCAGAAGACCTTTCAGCAGGAGGCGATCATGGCCGCTCCGCAGCGTAACCGGCTGATCGGCGCGGTGCATGCCGCGAAGAAGGCCACCGATCTGGATGAGGACACCTATCGGGCGATGCTGGGGCGGCTGACGGGAAAGTCGTCGGCCAAGGATCTGTCGGAAGGCGAGTTGCGCCAGGTGCTGGATCACATGAACGGTGGCCGGGATCGCCGCAGCTTTGCGCCGCCAAAGACCACCAGCCCGACCGCGAAGAAAGCGCGGGCGCTGTGGATCTCTCTCCATGCCCTGGGCGGGATCGCAGACCCCTCTGAGAAGGCGTTGCGCGCCTGGGTGAAGCGCCAGCACCACGTCGATGATCTGGCCTTTGTGCGGCCATCGCAGAGCTTTGCGGTGATCGAGGGGCTGAAGCAGTGGTGCGTGCGACTCGGCGTGGATTGGGCAGCGCATGCCGATCCGCGCCGGTGCGTGATTGAACGGCAGATTTTCCTGATCGACGTAAAAAACGGCCGTGAAGCACGTTACGATGAACGCCTGCCGGGTGTGCGCGCTACCCTCGACAATCGCGATAGCCTCTATTTGGACAGCTTGATCACCATACTAGGCCGAGCCGTGCGTGGCGAACATGGCTGAGGCCGATCCCTCCTATCGCGATCGGTTCGGCTATCTGCCCGCGCCGCTGGTCATGCTGATCGAGACGGTGGGCGAGGATATCATGCTCAAGATCGTGTCCACGCTGGGCGGCACGCGGATTTCGTTGGGTCCGAAATCGCGGCGCAAATGTCCGCTGCTGGATGTCGTCGGCGGTCATGTCATCGGTGCGATCTTTGATCGTGCGGCGCGGGATGGCTTGCTGCGGATCGACATTCCGCGCATGGGCCGCACCCTCGAAATGCGCCGCCACATCCGGGTCTTGCGCCTGCGCGCGGAAGGCATCAAGATTGCCGATGTCGCGCTGATGCTGGGCATGACCGAGCGCAATGTCTATTACGTCCTGGCCGAGGATCGCGCCACGCCGGACCCGCGCCAGATGAGCCTTCCATTCTGAAAAGATTAGCCGTTCTGACCTGAAGCCTTTCAGCCATACAGCACCCTATCGCCCCATCTAGGGTGCGCCAGACCACCACATCAGGGGCCTGGCCTTGGGCGACAATTACTCCGCAGCTATCGATTTCGCGCTCAGCCACGAAGGTGGCTATGTCGACGATCCGCGCGATCCGGGCGGCGCCACCAATTTCGGCATCACGCTGGTGACGCTGCAGGACTTCGCGCATCGCTATGGGCTGGTCCATGATGGCCTCGACCTCGATGTCGACCATGATGGCCACATCGATGTGAACGATATCCGCAAGATGAGCCGCCCGTTCGCGGTGGCGTTCTACCGCGAATTCGTCTGGCTGCCGCAATGCCTGGACCAGGTGCTGGACGCCAAGGTCGCCGCCAAGCTGCTGGATGAGTCGATCAATCTGGGCCCCACGGGCATGGGCCGGATCTGCGGCAATGCGCTGGTCGCCAATGGCCAGCGTAGCGCGGTGCCGGGCCCGATCGGCGCGTCTACCGTCGCGCTCATCAACAAGGTCGATCCGGTGCGCCTGCTGATCTGGCTCAAGCGCGCCCTGGTCGTGAATTACGAGCGCATCGTCGAAGCGCGCCCCGCCTCCCAAACCTTCCTGAAGGGCTGGATAGCCCGCGCCAACGCTTGAAAGGACTGCCCAAATGAAGGGTTATCGTACCATCATCTTTTCCGCTCTCATGACCATGGCGGGCATGATCGGGTGGAAGGTCAGCCCCATCGCCGCCAACAACTGGGTCGATGTGTTCGTCGCCACCTGGGGAATCGGCGCGATCTTGCTGCGCCAGATCACCACCACGCCGGTGGGCAATCCGGCGATGTTGTCCGCGACTGCTTCAGCGCTGCTGAGCGATACCGACATGGCGGCGATCCGCAGCGATCTGCAGACGGTGCTGAGCCATGTCAGCATGACGCCGGTGCTGGCTGCGGCGACGGGCAACATCTCCGACAAATTCGACCTGATTGCCGCGGCCATCCAGGCGGCGGCGACCAGCAATGCTACAGTGGTCGTACCGGCTGTGGTGGCGCCCGCGCCGGTTGCGGTGGCGGCGCCTGCGCCAACGCCTGCACCCGCGCCAACGCCGCCCGTGCAGCCGGTTGCTGCCCCGGTGGCTGCGGCTGCGCCTGAATCTGTGGCTGCCCCTGTGCCGGCGGCGGCGACGATCGCACCATTCTCCGGCCTCTGATTTCATCCGAAGGAAACTGACGATATGACCCTTGCTGCCCTATCCTTTCGCCTTGCCGCCAGTACCATCACCCTGGCGGTGGACAGTGTTCGCGCGCGGCTTGAGCCGGTGCATTCGAACGATCCGGCCAGTCCGAACTACAGCTTTTCGAAGTACACGGCCTCGGCTGGTTTCGAGTTCACCATCACCAATCCCGATGCGTTCGATTTCCTGAAGCCTGGCGTGGTCTATGATTTGGTGATGGTGCCGCGTGATGGCGACTATGCCATCGCGCCGTATTCGAAGGTACCGCTGGCCGATGCGGCCCAGATCGTTGCGCCGCCGCTGCCACCTGTGCAGCCCGACGCGACCGCAGCTGCCGGCGCAGGCGGTACCGCCCAGGACTTGGCACCGCCGCCGCCTGCCGAGGCGCCGTCGGATGCACCCCAGGGCGATGCTGCCCCGGTTGCCGAGACTGCGCCCGCTGCGGTCCCGCCTGTCGATCCGGACGCCGTCGTCGCTGTGCCCCCGGTGCAGCCCGCGGCCTGATCGGGCTGCCCTCAATCTCAGGAGACCTTCGTGAAGAAGAATTTACTTTGCGCCGCCCTTACCTGCCTGGTGATGTCAGTGACGGCCTGCGCCACTTTGTCGACCAACCTGGCCAGCAGTACGCCTGCCCAGGTGACCACGCTCGACGATGCCGAAAAGGCCACCAAGCTGGTGGCGAACGGCGCGGATACGATCGTCAACACGGTCGCCATCTCGAAAGCCAATCTGCTGAAAGGCCTGGCGCTGTCCAACGCGGTTAGCGCTGCGCTGGCGCCACTCGAAACGGCTGCCAGCAATGGTCAGAGCCTGGACTTCACCGCCTTGAACGCGGCGCTGGGCGCCTTCCAGGCGTTCCAGGCCACGCTTGCCACGTCCGGCGCATCTGCCCCTGCGGCAGCTTCGTCCGCCGCGAGCAATTAGGGAGATCGTGATGAGCGTAGATACCATCGTTGCCGATGTGAACGCCGCTGTTGGCGTCCTCTCACCCATCATCGATATCGCCAATCCTGCGGCCGGTGCGACCATCGCCGTGCTCAGCAAGGTGCTGACCGGCGTCGCCGCGCTTGAACCGACCGCTGTTGCGCTGTGGAACCAGATCAGCAGCGGCACCCCGGCGACGGCCGCGCAGCTGCAGATTGACGAGACCGATGCCCATGCCGCGCTGGCGCAGCTGGATACCGACATCGAGGCGAAGATCGCCACCAGCACCACGTAAGGACGATCCTTCCCATGAGTGACGGAGCCGCCGCCGCCTGGGCGCATGTTTTTCTACAAGCGCTGGAAGTTATTGGCGGGATCTGCGGCATGGTCGGGGGAATGGCCGTCCTGCTGTTCCGCCGCACCTTTGCGACGCGCGATGATCTGCTGGCCTATTTCAAGGATCATGGGGTCGAGCATCATGAGCTGGAGAAGCGCCTGGCAGCAGGCGAGAACCGGTTCACCGAAATCGCTGGCGCCATCCGCATGGTCCAGACCGCCGCCGAGCAAGCCACGAAAGCCGCCGACCAGGCGCATGCCGCCGCTGATCGCATGGAGCGGGTGCATGTCGATATCGCGGCCCTGCGCGGCGATGTGAAGGCGCTGGAAGTGGCGCTGCGCCCGATCGAGCGGCTGACCATGGGCATGGTCGAAGGCCATATGGCCGAAGGCCGGGCCAACCCAACAAGGACCCGATCATGAGTAACCCCGTCGTCCAGCAGAAGATCGATGAGGACCGGCGCCTGGTGATCCTGCGGCTGCTGGCCGATTATCGGGGTGCGCTCAATTCATCGTCGCTGGAAAGCGCCGTGCGCGCCTGGGGGCACAAGTACATCGACCGCGCGCTGATCGCCGATGATCTGGCGTGGCTGGCGATGCGCGGCGCGGTGCGCGTCGAAGAGCTGGGCAGCCATGTGTCCGAAGTGACCTTGACTGCCAAGGGCGAGCGCGTGGCATCGGGCGAGGAATGGCTGACCGGCGTTGCCCGCCCCTCGGGGGAATAGGGCGATGGCCAGAGCCAGGAGCCACAGCAAGGTCGACTCGCTTCCACAGGAAGTCCGCGATCTGATCGCGCAGCTGCTGAAAAGCGACCGCACCTATTCACAGATCATGGCCAAGCTGCACGAGTTGGACTTGCCCGAGGCCGAGATGCCTTCGCGCTCAGGGCTGGGTCGCTGGGCCAAACAGCAAGCTGCAATCCTTGATGAAGTTCGCCGTTCGGAAGCGATCAGCAGGGCGGTCGTCGAGCGATTTGGCGAGGAAACCGACGATCGCCTTTCTCGGGCAAATTTGGCGATGGCCCACGGTGTGGTGACCAGGCTGATGTTCACCGAGGAAGGGGGCCGCACCGAGGTCGATTTCAAGGAAGCAAATTGGCTCACAAACTCAATCCACAAATTGGCCGCGTCGGAAAAGATCAATCTCGACGTTGAGTTGATCAAGAAGCGAGAGCGCGACAAGGTTAAGGCTGCCAATGCCCTAGCAGTAGAGAAAGTGGCGAAGCAGGCAGGCCTTTCGGCCGAGCTGATCGCCAAGCTGAAAGCCAGCATCTTCGGCAAGGAAGCCGTGTAATGGCGGCCGCCAAAAAGGCGCCACCGCAACCCGCGCTCGATGTCTTCCTGAAATACCAGCAGCTGCTCATGTCGACCGTGTCCTGCGAGGCGGTGACGGTGGTCGAGAAGAGCCGGCGCACGGGCTATTCCTGGGCGATTGCGGCCGAGGCCGGATTGACCGCTGCGGCCGACAAGGCAGCCGGTGGCATGGACGTGTTCTATGTCGGCTACAATCTGGAGATGGCCCGCGAGTTCATCGACTATGTCGCGGACTGGTCGAAGCAGCTGGCACCAGGTGCGGTCGCGGTGGAAGAGACGTTCTTCACCGATCCGGAGCATCCCGACAAGCAGATCAAGGCGTTCCGGGTGGAATTCGCCAGCGGCTTCAAGGTGCTGGCGCTGCCATCGATGCCGCGTTCTTTGCGCGGTATGCAAGGAATGGTCATCATCGACGAAGCGGCGTTCCACGATGAGCTGGAAGAGCTGCTGACGGCGGCGTTCGCGCTGCTGATCTGGGGTGGCCGGGTCGTCGTGATCTCCACCCACAATGGCGATGCCAATCCGTTCAACACGCTGGTCAACGACATTCGCGCCGGGCGCAAGCCATACAAGCTGCTGCGCTGTACCTTTGACGATGCGCTGGCGGATGGGCTGTACAAGCGGATCTGTTTCACCAAGGGCGAGACCTGGACGCCCGCCAAGGAGAAGGCCTGGCGCGCGTCGATCATCGCCTTTTACGGGGACGGCGCCGATGAAGAGCTGGGCTGCATACCCAGCGAGGGCTCGGGTACTTACCTGCCCCTGGCGATCCTGGAGAAGTGCATGGAGCCGGGTATTCCGGTCGTGCTCTACAAATGCGACAGCAGCTTTGCCCAGCTATCTGATCATATTCGCGATGCGGAATGCGCAGACTGGTGCGAGCGGGTGTTGCTGCCGCTGCTCAGGGTTATTGATCCCGAATTGCGCTCCGTATTCGGGCAGGACTTTGGCAGGACAGGTGACCTTTCGGTGATCTGGCCACTGCTGATCCAGAAAAATTTGCGGATGCGCACCCCCTTCGTGGTCGAGATGCGCAACGTGCCGTTCCGTCAGCAGGAACAGATCCTCTATTACGTAGGCGACCGGCTGCCCCGGCTTCAGGCAGGCGCGCTCGATGCGCGGGGCAATGGCCAGTACCAGGCTGAGCGGGCGATGCAGCATTGGGGCGCAAACCGCATCGCCATGGTGATGCCCACCGTGGAATGGTATCGCGACAATATGCCGCGCTACAAGGCGGCGTTTGAAGATCAGATGATCATCATCCCCGAGGACGCCAATGTCCTCGCTGACCACCGCATCATTGTCATGGTCAAGGGCGTCGCCCGCGTTCCCGAAAGAACGAAGGGCAATGATGGTGGCAAGCGGCACGGCGATAGCGCGATCGCCGGGGCGCTGGCGGTGTTCGCAAGCCGCATGGACGTGCTGGAATACGGCTACATCAGCGCCAAGTCGCTGCCACCCGAAATGCGCGATGAATTTGACGACGACGATGCGGGCGGCTCGGGCGAGCTGCGTTTCAAAGATGGGTGCTACTGATGGGACTGTTCGACAGGGCGATGGCGGCGATCGGCTGGACCAAGCCTGATCCCGAGGTGCTGAAGAACGAAGAGAGCGCGGCGACGATCGCGGGCATCCGCACGATCATCTCGGGCCATCCGGAAGAAGGCCTCGATCCGCAGCGCCTGGCCATGATCCTGAAGGGCGCCGAGATGGGCGACGTCATCCCGGCGCTCGACCTGGCCGAGTCGATGGAGGAGAAATTCCTGCATTACCGATCGGTGCTGGCCACGCGCAAATTGCAGGTGTCGGCGCTGCCCATTCAGGTCGAGGCGGCATCGACCAGCGCGATCGACCAGCGCGCGGCCGACCTGGTGCGCGAGGTGCTGGAGAGCGCGGTGGTCAAGGGCGCGCTGTTCGATGTGCTGGACGCGACCGGCAAGGGCTATTCGGTATCGGAGATCATATGGGATCTGCAGGGGAGCGAATGGCGGCCTGACAAGCTGCTGTGGCGCCGGCCGCAGTGGTTCGTGCCTGACCGGGTGGATGGCACCACGATCCTGCTGCGCGGCGGGCCTGGCGACGGGTCATCGTCGTTGCAGATCGACCCGGCCGAGGCGATGCGCGGCAATTTCGGAACGCCGCTGGCTTTCGGCAAATACGTCACGCACGTCCACCGGTCGAAGAGCGGCATCCCGATCCGGGGCGCGCTGAGCCGGCCGGCGGCCTGGGCGTATATGTTCCAGAACTTCACGGTCAAGAGCTGGGCGGTGTTCCTGGAAGTCTATGGCCATCCGTTGCGCGTGGGCAAATACGACAATTCGGCATCGAAGGCCGAGAAGGCGACGCTGCTGAAAGCGGTGCGCTCGATCTCGACCGATGCGGCTGCGATCATCCCCGCCAATATGTCGATCGAGTTTATCGATGCGGGCGCGACGACGGGCGGCGAGCTGCACATGGGCAATCTGAACTGGTGGAATGACCAGGTGTCCAAGCTGGTGCTGGGCCAGACCGGCACGTCGGACACCGCCGCCTATGTCGGCACGGCGGACGCGCATGAGCATGTCCGCGCGGATATCAAGGACGACGACGCGGCGCAGCTCGCCAGCACGCTGTCGCGCGATCTGGTGCGGCCGGTGGTCATGTACAATTTTGGCGCGGGTGTGGCGCTGCCCAAGGTCACGATCGGCGAGCCGGACAGCGAGGATGTCACCGCGCTGTTCGTCAATATCAAGACCTTCGTCTCGCTGGGCGGGAAGGTCGGCGAAGCCTGGGCAGCGGCCAAGCTGGGCGTGCCGGCGCCGGAGCCGGGCGAGCCTGTGCTGAACGCGCCTGCGCCACCGGCTGCACCAGGCATGGGCCAGGACGGCGAGGATGGCGCTGAAGACGATCCGGCTGTGCCTGGTGCTGCGCCTGGCAAGGGCGATGGCCTGGCCGTCGCCACCCAACTGCCGCAAGCCGCTGCACCGGTGAACGATGCGCTGGATACGCTGCAGGCCGAGCAGCTCGACGACTGGCAGCCGCTGGTGGGTCAGCTGACCGATCCGCTGATGGCGCTGCTGGAGCGCTGCACCACTGCTGAGGAATTTCAGGCGGGGCTGGCCGGGCTGCTGAAGGAGCAGGACCCGGTGAAGCTGGCCCAGTCGCTGGCCCAGGCCAACTTCGCTGCGCGCCTGGCCGCGCTGACCGGCGCGCCGATTGCGGGAGTTTGATCATGGACGACGCCAAAGCAGACTTGCTGGCCCGTATCCGCAAATGCTTCGCCCTGGGCAAGAGCAGCAACGAACATGAAGCCGCCGCTGCGATGGGCAAGGCGCGCGAGCTGATGGATGCCCATGGCATCACGCATGAGGATGTGGCGCTCTCGGAAATCAGCATGGAAAGCGTCAAGGGCAACTGCGCCCAGCGCGCGCCGCTGTGGGAGGTGGCGCTTTGCCAGACGGTCCAGCATGCGCTGGGTGTCAGTGTGATCATCGGCGCCGATGGCGAGCGCAATTACATTGGACCAGGCGCTGCTCCAACCGTGGCCGTCTATGCCTTTGCAGTGCTGTTTCGCAAGCTGAAGGCGCAGAGGGCCGAATACACCCGCACCCGCCTGAAGCGTTGTTCACTGGCCCGTAAGCGCCAGCGCGCCGATGTGTTTTGCGAGGCATGGGCAACTGCCGTCTACAGCCAGGTCAAAAAGCTGATGCCACGGCAACCTTTGGATGAGCGCGTGCAGCAGTGGATCGAACGTCGCTATGGCGGCGCGCTGACGACCACAACGCATCGCGCAGCATCGACCAAGGGCCGCGACGTTTCTTCTGATTATTGGGCTGGCCATGAGCGTGGCCGCGAGGTCGAACTGCATGGTGCAGTCGGCACCAGCGTCGGTGGCGGGAAAGCGCTGGCCCATGCCGATCGAGCTTAAATCCCTCCCGCCGGCAGAGGCGGTGGCCTATCTCAAGGCCAAGGGCTTTGCGCTGTCGCCGACCTATGACTGGCGCGATATGTGGCAGGCCGATCATGCCGCCGCGTTCACCGTGGCGAAGTCGGCCGGGTTCGATATCCTGTCCGAGATCCATTCCGGGCTGGTCGATGCGTTGGAGAACGGCACCACCTTTGCCGACTTCAAGCAGAACCTGACACCGTTCCTGCAGGCCAAGGGCTGGTGGGGACGCGGGCTGGCGCCTGACCCGGTGACCGGTGAGGTGAAGTCGGCGCAGCTGGGCAGTCCGCGCCGGCTGCAGACGATCTTCGATGTCAACATGCGCATGGCCTATGCGGCGGGCAAATGGACCAAGGCCGAGGCCACCAAGGCCACGCACCCCTATGGCCAGTATTGCGCGATCCATGATGACCACACGCGGCCCGAGCATCGTGCCTGGGATGGCACTGTGGTGCCGATGGACAGCGAGTGGGCGCAAACGCATGCGACGCCGTGCGGATGGGGCTGCCGCTGCACCTGGCGCTTCCTGTCGGATATCGAGCTGAAGGATGAAGGGCTAGCCGTGGCGTCGCCGCCGCCTTCGCCTACCCGGCAATACGTCAACGCACGCACCGGTGAGGTGACCGAGGTGCCGATCGGCGTCGACCCCGGCTTTGGCTACAACCCGGGCAAGGTCGCGGTCGACATTCACCAGGCGCGTGTCGCGGCCGCCAAATGGGTGTCGGCGCCGCCCGAGCTGGCAGCTGCCGCCTCGGCGCAGAGCGTGACCTTCATGCTCGATGCGCTGACCAAGGGCTTCGGCGAATGGGTCAATGGCGTCACCAGCTCGGGCCGCACGATCGGCGATCGGCGGGTGGTGGGCGCGATCAGCCAGGACGCGCTCGACTTCCTGGATGCCAAGGGCGCGACGCCGCTGTCGGGCGCGATCACGATCGAGGATCGCTCGATCGCGGCGGCCAATCTAGATTATCTCATGCGGTTGCCCGATCTGGTGGCTAAGCCCGATCGCGTGCTGTGGGACAAGGCGACACGCAAGCTGCTCTATGTGTTTCCGCCCAGGCCTGGCGAGGTTGGCAACCCGGTGATGGAGGTCAGCGTGGCGACGGCGCAGAGCGCTACACCGTTCACTACCGGGGCGATGCAGCGCCTGCTCTTGCTGCCCGACGCGCATGGCTATGAGACGGTGTGGGAGGGCAGCGCAGACAGGTGAGTTTGAACGCGGAGTGAGGACGGTAGGAGATAGGCCGACCCCCACTAACGCAGCATGGGATCGCTACGCCCGGACAACCGCAAGGTGGCTGACCGGCAACGTTGCAAAGCGATACTGCAATCCGCCCGGCGCCGCCGCAGGGTGGCTCTGCGTTCAAACTGACCTGCCTGATGCGCGTCCTGGTGCAATCGTCACCGGGCTGGTCGGGTCGAACGGCAAAATGGGGGACGTGAGAGGCCACTGAGAGGTGGGTCTCGGCGAAAATCCGGCCATGGGTAGCCAAGGACGGCGGACGGGGCTTACAGAGGCTTTGTGGGGCGCGCGCGCCGGGCGCTCTTAGCGGGCTCTGCCTGAAGCGTTTCAGCCATACAGGGCGATAGGCGGCGTTGCACAAGGGTGTCTCAATAGACGCACCCTTGCAAGGCCAATCCCGCCACCATGACTCACCAAGTCAGCTTTCTGGAAGTCTGCTCCATCCTGCCGAACGGCGAGAACGGCGCTGTGCCCGAATGGCTGATGCTGCTGCCAGCAGGGGTCAGTCGCGGTGTCGATGGGCGCGGCCCTTACAATCTCGATCGGCCTGCCGCCGTCGTCGCGGCATCGATGGAGAGCGGGCGTCCGCTAGCCTTCGATTACAATCACCAGACGGTGTTCGCTTCGCTGCAGGGCCAGGAAAGCCCGGCGTCGGGATGGATCGACCAGCTCGACGTGCGCGATGGCGCGATCTGGGGTCATATCGATTGGACCGAGCGCGGGCGCCTGGCCGTGGCCAGCAAGGAATACCGCTACGTCAGTCCTGCTTTCAAGCATGACAAGGCTGGCCGCGTGGAACGCCTGGTCAGCGCCGGCCTGGTGAACGCCCCCAATTTGACCGAGCTGCCCGCAATCAACGCGCAGCTCCGCGCGATCTCTGCCCACCATGTTCAACCCGGAGACTCCAGCCCAATGGATAAGCTATTGCAAGCTCGCCTTGCCGCCGCACTCGGCCTGGCCAGCGATGTCAGTGTCGATGCGATTGTGACGCATGCCGAGGCCAACCGCACCCTCGCCACCGGCGCGCCCGATCCGTCGCTCTATGTGCCGATGGCCGCGTTCACCGAACTGCAGACGCAGGTCGGCACGCTGCGCGAAAGCGCCAGCGTCGCTCATGCCAGCAGCCTGGTCAATGCCGCGTCGAAGGCTGGCAAGCTGACCCCGGCGATGCGTGACTGGGGGCTGTCCTACGCCAGCCAGAACCCGGACGGCTTTGGCCAATGGGTTGCCGCTGCACCGGTGATCGTGGCCGGTGGCATCGATCCCGCCGTTGCCGCTGCCGCCGCTGAAGCCGGCAAGATCGAAACCGGCGCTCTCACCCCGGCCGAGCTGGCCGTTTGCGCCCAGCTGGCCATCACCCCGGCGGACTACACCGCCTCCAAGCAGAAGGCTGCCTAAGCCATGACGGCTCTCACCGCAGATTTCGATGCCCCCTATGTCGATGGCAAGCTCCGCTCGATCCCGGTCGCGGCCGGGGTGAAGATCTATGCCGGCGCGCTGGTGGTCATGAACGCCGGCTACGCCGCGCCTGGCAGCACGGCCCTCGGCCTGATCGCGGTCGGCCGCGCCGAGCACACGGTGGATAACACCGGCGGGGCGGCTGGCGCGCTGAGCGTGAAGGTCCGGCGCGGCCCCGTTGCCTGGAACTCGGGAGCCGGCGGCGATGCCATCACCGAGGCCAACATCGGCGCCATCGCCTACATCATCGACGACAACACCGTGGGCCTGACCAATGGCGGCGGCGGTGGCGCGGCCACGCGCTCGGTCGCGGGTCGGATCTACGACATCGACGCGGTGAGCGGCAATCCATTCATCGAGATCATCTGAGCGCCCCCAGCGCGTCTGAAAGGCTAGCATCCCATGGACCTCAATACCGCCAACCTGCAGATCCTGACCACTGGCGTGCAGGCGATCTATCAGAACGCCTTCAATGCCTATGCGCCAGCGGTGATTTACCAGCGCCTGTGCACCGAGAACAATTCCACCACCAGCGAGGAACTCTATCCCTGGCTGGGCCAGTCGACGGGTTTCCGCGAGTGGGTTGGCGATCGCGTCATGCAGAACCTGTCGGTGCATAGCTACGCGATCAAAAACAAGAAGTTCGAGAACTCGGTATCGATCCCCCGCGACGCGATCGAGGACGACCGGTATGGCGTCTTCAATCCGATGTTCGCGCAGCTGGGCAAGGACGCCTCCGAGCACCCGGATGTGCTGACCTTCCAGGCACTGCAGCAGGCCGGCGCGCTGCTGTGCTTTGACGGGCAGCCGTTCTTCTCGGGCGCGCACCCGGGCAAAACCGCCGCGAAGCGCAACACCACCTATTCGAATGACATGGGGGGCGCCGGGGCAACCTGGTATCTGATGTGCACCAAGCAGGTGATCAAGCCGCTGATGTTCCAGAAGCGGCGCCCCTATAATTTCACCGCGCTGGTCGATCTCAAAGACCCCAACGTGTTCAAGCGCGATGAGTTCGATTTCGGCGTGGATGGCCGTAGCAACGTTGGTTTTGGCCTGTGGCAGACCGCAATCCGCTCGCAGCAGCCACTGACCGCTGACAATTACGAAGCTGCGCGCGTGCAGATGATGAGCTTCCTGCGCGACAATGGTCAGCCGTGGAACCTCGTGCCCGATACGCTGCTGGTTGGCCCCAGCAACGAAGGTGCGGCCAAAACCATCATCGAAGGTCAGACGATCGTCGTCCTCGCTGGCGGCGGCGGCGCTGCGCCAAGCAACATCTGGAAGGGCACCGCCGACGTCGTGATGACGCCGCGCATCACCTGGTAATCGCATAACGCCCCCGCCGACGACGCCAACCCCCTGCCGGTCGATCCGGGCCGGCAGGGGCAGCATCATCCGATAGGAACTACCCTGTGGCCGACAGCTACGCCTATTGCGCCAGTGCCGATCTGACCACGCGCTATGGCGACGAAGCGTTGCTGCAGGCGTCGGATCGCGATGGGCTGGGCGTGGTCAATACCGCGCTGGTGACGGCGGCGTGTGCCGATGCGACCGAGCTGATGGATGGCTATCTGGGCGAGCGCTATACGCTGCCCTTGACCCCGGTGACCGGGATCGTGCTGGGCTGGGCCTGCGCCATCGCCTGGTACAAGCTGCAGTTTTCACCCCGCGACGAAGACCGCCTGGCCTATACCGATGCGCTCGACCAGTTGGAGCGTGCGCGCCTGGGCAAGCTGGTGCTGCAGGCCAATGGCATCGCCGATGTCGGCATCGCCGTCGAAGGCGATGCGATCGAGATCTCCGGCGGCCCGCGCGTCTTCACGTCCTGCAGCCTGAGGCACTTCTGATGGCCGGCTTGCTGCTGACCGCGACGGTCGAAGACGAAATGACCAAGGTCCTGTTCCAGATTGCCCAGCGCATGGGCAAGGGCAAGGATCTGATGTCCGCCGTGGGCCAGAGCCTGGTGTCGTCGACCATCCGCCGCTTTTCGACGCAGACCGCGCCCGATGGTTCGCCCTGGGCGGCGCTGTCGAAGGCGACGCTGAAGAAGCGCGGGCCGAGTGCCAAGGCGCTGCTGGCGTCGGGACGCCTGCGCCTGTCGATGACTTTTGCCGCGACGTCCAACCAGGTCGAAGTGGGCACCAATTTGATCTATGCGCGCATCCAGTTCCTGGGCGGCACGATCAAGCAGCCCGAGCGCACGACGACGATCTATCGCAGCACCAAGGATCTGGCGCGCGGCAAGTCGCGGTTCGTCAAGAAGTCCAAAAGCGACTTCGCCACCGAGCACAAAGTGGGCGCGCATGCGATCACCATCCCTGGGCGCCAGGCGCTGGGCGTGTCGGCGGCGGACGAACGCACGATCAACGCGCTGGTGCACAAATTCGTGATGGGGGGCTGAGATGATCATCACCCAGATCGAGAACGCGATGATCGCGCGCATCTCCCAGGTCAACTCGGTCCCCAATTTCGGCAATCTCTTGAAGGCGGTCGATCGCTATTCGGGCGAGTTTGGTGCCGAGAACATGGACCAGCTGGTTACCATGGCGCCGTTCGTGCTGCTGGCCCACACGCGGTCGCAAGTGCTGCAAAGCTCAAGCACCGGCTCGCAATGGCAGGGCGATTTTACCGTGCTGTGCGGTTCGACCAGTCGCCGAACCCAGACGCTAGCGTCGCGCGTCGGCGGCGTCGCCTCGATCGAGCTGGGCTCGCGCCAGATCGCCGAGCTGGTCCGCGATATTCTGTCGGCGCAGCAGCTGGGCCTGCCGATCACGGCGCTGGAGCCGGTGTCGATCGACGAGCTTTATTCGGGCCAGGCGGGCGGCGCCGGCGGGCAGCATTTCTTTTCGGTGACCGGGCTGCAGTTCAGCACCCGCTATTCGACCACGCGCTCGACCGTTGCCGATCCGATCGGCGCCGGACTGGCAGAGATCGTCGCGATATTCGCCGCCCAGTTCGATGGCGGCGCCGCGATCAACGATCCCGCCAACAACACGCTTTCGATTGCCTTGCCCGACACAGGAGCCGGTTCATGACGACAATTTTGGTGAAGACTGCCGCAGGTTGCCGCCTGCGCGATCCCAAGACCCAGGCGGTGCTGCCCAGCATCGACGATGCCGACAGCACGGGCTTTGAGGTCGATCTTGACGATCCGCACTGGTTTCGCGCGCAGCAGTGCGGCGACATCGTCGAGGTGAAGGTGTTGGCTGGCAACACCATTCCCGCACCCATCGCCAGCGATTCGCCCGTTGTTCCCGCAGCGCCGGCCGTCGTTCCTGCTGCGGCTCCCGCCGTTCCTGCTGCGGCTGCGGCTGCCCCTATGCCACCTCTTAGCAAGTAAGGTCAGCCATGAGCACGCCCACTGCCGTCCCGTTCGTCCAGGTGCCTTCGAACCTCGAAGTGCCCGGCGCCTACATGGAATTCAATTCGGCCAACGCCAACAATGGCGCCACCGCAGCATCCTATCGCCTGCTGATCATGGGCCAGATGCTGGCCGGTGGCACCGCGACGCCGCTGGTGCCGACGCGCATCGTCAGCGGCAAGGCGCAGGCCGACGTGCTGTTCGGCCAGGGCTCGATGCTGTCCAACATGGTGGCCGGCGCGGTGGTCGCGAACAATCTGGTCGAGATGTGGGCGCTGCCCGTGCTCGACAATGCCGGCGGCGCGGCGGCTACCGGCTCGATCCTGCTGACCGGGACCGCGACCGCCAGCGGCGTGATCACCGCCTATATCGGTTATTCGGGGCTGATTTCGCCCGCCCAGGTCTCGGTCGCTACCGGGCAGACCGCCGCTGTCGTGGCCGCTGCGCTGGCTGCGGCGATTGCCGCCGCGCTCGATCTGCCGGTCACCGCTACGGTCGCTGTCGCCACCATCACCATCACCGCGCGCCACAAGGGGATCGAGGCCGGCGCGATCGATATCCGCGTGCTCTACCAGTCGACCGATGTCCTGCCCGCCGGGCTGACCGCGACGGTGACATCGATGTCGGGCGGCACGCTCAATCCGACGCCCACGGCGATGATCGCCGCGCTGTCGGACGTGCGCTATGATGTGATCGCCTGCCCGTGGAACGATGCCGCGACCTATGCCGCCTGGGTTATCGAGATGACCCGGCGCTGGAATGCGCTGGTCGGCAAGGAAGGCTGCATCGTCACCGCCTTCCATGGCTCGCCGGGCACGATCGGCACCCAGCTTGCCAGCATGAATTCGCAGTGGCACGATTGCTATGGCAGCCAGAACGCGCCGACGCCGAGCTTTGTCGAGTGCGCGGTGATTGCCGCGGTCTATTGCACCAATCTGCAGAACCAGCCCAACGCGCCGCAGAAGGGCACGTTGCTGCCCAACATCGCCGCGCCCGCGCAGGCCGATCAGCTGACCTTTGCCCAGCGCCAGCTGCAGTATCTGGAAGGCGGCGCGTGCTGGAAGGCCAGTTCCTCGGGCATCGTCGCGATCGAAAAGGCGGTCACCACCTACAAGACCAACGCCTCGGGCGCGGCCGATACCAGCTATCATGGCCGCTGGGTGATGGCGACGCTGACCTTTTTGCGCCGCAGCTGGATGGACTGGATGGCGCTGCGCTTTCCCACCGCGACCTTTGCCGACGATGGCACGCCGGTGGTTGCGGGCGAAGTGACGCCGAAGATCCTCGGGCTGTCCACCATCGCCTGGTACAATGCGATGATGACGCGCGGGCTCGTGCAGAACCTGGCCGGCTTCAAGGGCGATCTCGCCAGCATCCGCAACATCACCAACCACGCGCGCAACGATCAGTTGCTGGGCCCCCGCCTGGTCGGGCCGCTCGACATCATCGCCGGCCAGATGGCCTTTCAGGAGTAATTTGAATGGACCAGCTTACCGGCCGCGCCGACGTTTACGTCAATGGTGCCTATGCCGAAACCAGCCAGGAAGGCTCCTCCATCTCGACCCTGGGCGGGATCGAGAACACCCCGGTCATCAACTCGCGCGGGCAAACGGCGGGCTTCACGACCAAGGCAGTATCGGCCCAGATCAA